ACTGCTGCTATTATGTTTACTTCATCACCAGCCGTAGCCGCTGAGGTTAACGTAATAGCAGCAGTAGTCGCTGTGTAATCAACCCCTTGCTCTATTACCACACCGTTTAGGGTGACAATCTCAGCACCTACTGACAACGCCAGAATAGCAGTGTTGTCGTCAGCGCCTGAGAAAACTGTTTGACCTTCAGTGGCTGTGTAATTAAACTTAGCCATTGTACCGACAGAGGCACTAGAGGTTTCAATCCAACTAGCACCGTCATAAATCTTCATCACACCATCAGTGCTATTGAAGTAAAGAGCACCAGTGATTAGAGGGTCGCCATCGTTGTCAACCGTAGGGTCAGAAGTCTTTGAACCTAGGTAACGGTCATCAAAATTATCAAGAGCAGTAGCAGCAGCCGCAGCACTATTAGCAGCACTTACAGCACTTGTGTTAGCAGCTGAGGCTGAAGAAGAGGCGCTACTTGCTGAAGTTGATGCGGCTGAGGCACTAGAGGCAGCGTTAGTTTCTGAAGTTGAAGCGGCAGAAGCTGCAGCAACGGCGTTAGTTTCACTATCAGCTGCATCAAGAGCGCTTATAAGAGCGTCAGCGGCGCTAGAGGCTGAGTTTGAGGCAGAGGTAGCGGCAGCACTCTCGGAAGCAGCAGCGGCTGTCTCAGAGGCTCCTGCGGCTGTTTCACTAGCTAAGGCAGCTGAAGCACTAGAGGCTGCGTTAGTCTCACTAGTTGCAGCGGCTGAAGCGCTAGTTGAAGCAGCAGAGGCTGAAGAGGCAGCATTTGTTTCACTTGTTGCAGCATTACCCGCCGAAGTTGCCGAAGCCGTCGCGCTAGTAGCAGAGTTGCTAGCTTGGGTCGCCGAAGTGGAGGCACTAGCAGCGGACGCAGAGGCGCTTGTGGCGGAAGCAGAGGCAGAGGTAGCGGCAGCAGCTTGAGCGGCTTCTGCGGCTGTTTGAGCCGTCTCAGCGTCAGTGGCGCTAGAGGCTGAAGCAGTAGCTGAGTTGGCTGAGGCTGTCGCGCTTGTCGCTGCATCTGAGGCAGAGGTAGCTGCATTACTCGCTTGTGTAGAAGCAGTAGTGGCACTAGCAGCAGACGCAGTGGCGCTGGTTGAAGCAGCAGCAGCGTCAGCGGCAACATTAGCTTCTGAACCAGCAGCAGCTGAAGCACTAGAGGCAGCAGCAGCGGCTGACGAAGCGGAAGACGTAGCACTTACACCTGCGGCCTCAGCAGCATCTTCAGCACGAATTGTGAGGGCTGTAACAGCCGCAATAGAAGCATCATTGGTAGCATCACCACTACCACCAGAGCCACGGTAAATAGCCATAAAATCTCCTTATCCTTTGTTGAAAGACTCTAGTAAAAGCCCTTTAACAAAGAAACCCTCCGAAGAGGGCTTCCTTTAGCCTAATTAGGCAGCCAGTGCGATTGCAACAGCAGCTTCATCACGCAACTCTTTCACGCCGTACAGCATGTCAGAGGTGAACAATGTGCCCAAGTACTCTTGCTTGTACTGAGTCTGTGAGCGAACGCCCATCTGCTCAGCCAACACGAAAGCATCTTTGTGGAACATCATACCGAGACGGGTAGTAGCGGTAGTAGCAGTGTCACAGTTGGTGGTCACGTAAACCTTAACACCGTACACGTTACCGATTTCGCCGTTGCGGATTGTGTTACCGCCGCCCACTTCACCAGTGAAGGCTTGCTCGGTGAAACGAGCCAGACCCATCATAGTGTTACGAGCTGAAGGTGGCAATACCAGTACGCGACCGTCCATAGGTACATCTGCGTCGTCCAGAGTTTGGATGATGCGGCGGATACCAGCGTCAGTGATAGCGTTACCAACGTTAGTGCCGTCAACGTAAGCTGTAGAGCCGTCGCCAGCCAAAACAGCGCCGTCGTAGTCAGCAGTACCGTCGCCACCAGCAACACCACGACCCAACAGAATCAGGTCAGTGTCAACTTGCTTAGCCAAGGCGTAACCAGCGTCGCTTGTGTAAAACTTACGCAGGCTAGACAGGGCTTGAGTCTCGGTAATGTCTTCAATCAGACGGCTGTACTCGTAGTGCTTGTTAACCAACACTTGGATTTCAGTCTCAGTGGCGGCTTGCAGGGTAACTTGAGCAGAAGCAGCCTTCAGAGCAGCAGCGCCGCGAGTAGGCTTAGGAATGTGCAAAGTGTCGCCCTTTTTGCCCTTGAAGGACATTTTGGAAACGAGGTTTGCCATAACGAGGTTTTGCTTGTAGGCTGCGATGATTTCGTCAGACCACAATTCAGGGATAAACGTACCAGCAGTTGCGTTGGTTACGTGGTTAGTTCCGAGTGCCATATAAATTATCTTTCAAAATGATTATTTGACCCTACCTTCCGCGTATGCTGACATTATTTCGTCAGATAGCTGTTGATAGCGGTCGGGGTTTGTTCGCATGAGTTCGATGATGTCGGCTCTGCGGTATGTTTTCTTACTAGCTGGTTCGCCAGAGCCTTTGGATGAACCCATAGACGCTGCCTTAATAGCTTGTTTGCGCTCAACCTTCTCTACTTGCTTAGACTGTTGTACTACCTGTTGTCGTTCTTTCCAAGTAGTGAGCAACTCGTTCGCTGCGTCGTAATCAAAGTTTTTATCTGCGCGTAGGTATAGCTCTTGACGTACTTTACTCTTTCCAACCCATTCATTGAAGTTTTCGTTTTGAACGATTTCATCTAAATCAGGATGGTCGTTTTTAAGTACTGCTAGTGCCTCTTGCCTCTTCAGATTAGCTGCAAGTTTTTTTGCTTCCAACACCTCTGGAGATTTAGAAATAGCATTAGCCATCGCTTTCTCGGGGTCAGTAAAAAAGTCTACCTCTTCCTCGACTGGGGCTTGTTGTTGTGAGACGGTTTGGGTTTTAACAAAGTCATCTACAATACGTCGAAGTTCACCAACTTCACTCCCTTGCTTGCCGATTGCGCGTTCGGCCTCTTGATGCATACGAACAATATCTTTAACAGATTTGCCCTTATACTTCTCAGGAATGTCGTCTTCTGTATCTTCCGGTTCAGGTTCCTCTTCAGGGATTACCTGTTCCTCTTCATCCTCGATAGATGAATACTCTTCGTCGTCTTGTGGTTCTTCAAAACCTTCGTCAATAAATGTTGCCATCAACTTCTCCGTGCTAAATAAGCATTGTGGAATATAATTATGTGCTTATGCTTAGGTTAATCCTGAGCGGCACTCTTTTGTTCTGCTTTAATCTTCTCGTTTCGCTTCCGTTCCCACTGCATTGCTGCACCCGGGAAGTCTCCGGTCACGCCCTCAAGTTTGACCATAGGTTTGCTGACGATACGAATAGCAGGGTTACCGCACACCTTACAATTGGTTGTTCGGAGTTCCGAATCAATGTAAGCCTCTGTGAGGTGGTCGTCGGCGCAGATAAACTCGTAAATCCGCTTAGTCATCTTCTGAATCCTTTACAAAATCATCGTAGCTGTTTTTAATCGATGATTCGTAGGCTAGAACACGCTGAACTGTCTCGAGCTGTCCACGTCTAAACCAGAGTTGTTGCTCATTATTGATGGTTGAAATATCTTCGAGTACCTCTTTGTTATCTGAGATGTCTTCGATGTATTGCTTCCACCCGTCCGATGCGAACAAGTCTAGTAAAGTTTCGTAATATTGGGATAATTCTGCATCCATCTCTTTTTCCTTTCATGTTGGAGAGATGTTGTTATTATACCACATAAATGCTTGACAAACAATGTTTGCTATGTTACAATACGTCTCTTTTAAAGGAGATTTTATGGCTTTTCGCAATAAACTTTCAACCGACGAAATCAACTTCATCTTAGATACAGCAAAGCAAGGTTTTGGCTATACTGATATATGCAGAATGATAGAGGGGAAAGTCTCAAGACAACGTATTAAACAAATTTGTCAAAAAAATAATATTGATGCGTTTGTACTGAAACAGCAACGCAATGAAAAAGATAAGGTTACCCGTATGACTGAGAAATGGGGTGTAGAGTGGCAAGATAAAGAATATCGTCGTAGCTACATCTACCAAGCCATGCGTCATAAGTTTAGGTCTAAGAAAGCAAACGCTAAACGCTCAGGTAAACCTTTTGATATTGATTTTGGAGATATAGAATTTCCAACCCATTGTCCTATTCTAAATATTGAACTGGATTACTTTGCAGAACAACAACAAGAGAATAGTCCATCATTTGACTGCATAATTCCTCAAAAAGGTTATGTCAAAGGTAATGTTGTTCTTCTATCTAATCGTGCCAATAGGATAAAAAACGATGGCTCTGCTGAAGAACATAGAGCCATCGCTGATTTTATTGACGCTTCGACTGCATTTGCATCATAGCAATTCGCTCATTACTGTTGATGTCTTTTTCTTTCAACAGTAGTTCAGCCATCTTAGCCCTTTGAGCAAAAGCAGCTTCATCCGCATTGCCTGAGTCTAGGTTGGTAGCCAAAGCCGCTGCCAACTTAGCCTGAACAACTTGTGGTTCCAGTTGGGCTTCAACTGAGTACTTCTGGGCACGCATCTGCGCTTCCATAGCCTGAGCTTGTACCAGTTGCAATTGAGCAGCTGCCAACTCCACTTGCATTTGTTGCTGTTGTTGTTGAGCTTGTTGCGCTGCTGGGTCAGGTTTAGCAACCTCAGCCATTTGAGCAATAATTTCTTCACGGTTAGACAAGCCCATGTTATCCACAACAGCTGTAACAAGCATTGGGTACATTGGACTATCTTGACCGAGTGTTTGTAGCAGTTGAACAAGCTGGGTAACCTCGTACTCACGGGCGATAACACCCAAAGAGGAAGATGGCACAAACTTGTAATCTGATACAGGGTAGTTGTCCGGGTCAAACTGCATGTAACGCCAAGCTGTCTTCTCAATCATAGGAATGAGGAAACTCTCTTGGAAGTTAATCAAGGTACGCTTGTGGCGCTTGATGATAGCTCCCATTGACATTGACACAGCACCAGCGGCAGCATCACCATTGATAGTGCCGGGGATACCAGCAGCGTCAATAGCGCCTGTAGCCATCTGAACCATCTTTTGCAACTCACCCGCCTGAGCGAAGGTTACTTGGTCGAGGTTACCAAACTTGAAGGGTTGCAGGATTTCTGCTGGGTTACCGTTTGTCAGGATGGTCTTGCCGGGACGAATCTCCAGCTTAGAGCCACGGGGCATACGAGAGGCATCCATAGCCATCATTGGGTGGACTGTTAGCGCCAACGCGTCAATACGGGCACGCAACTCAGCGTCCAGAGCCTTTTGACTGTTGTAGCCCTTCTCACAAATACCACGACCCCAGAAACGTGAGGGAACTACATCCCAAGGAAACGCCACAATGGGACGGTCCTGCATCATGTAGGGGTTTTCTTCAATCTTGAGTAGCGTACCACCGTTGGCGATGACAATAATCACCTCAACGTAGCCCTCTTCGTCTTTTTCAGACTCATCTTTCTCAGGTTTGACCGACTTAGACAGTTCATCGCCTTCATCCTCTTCCATAACGGCATCGTTATAGAGGTGACGTGGGATTAAACCGTAGTACTTGGTCAAACGAACCTTATCTTCGTCAAAAGATGTCAGTTCTTTGTCAGCTTCGATGTCGGTGTCGGTATCAGCGTTCTCAATATCAACATCGCGGTAGATGCCGTTCTGAATACCGATGTCAACTTGGTGACGTGGGACAAACTCGTCAATCGCGACACCCAAAGCATCCTCAATAGAGGTGGCTACAGGGTCAATTAGGAAGTTTTGTGGTAGGATA